TCCACAAAATTATGTAAACTATGTAAATAAAGACTGGGCTCAATTTGATAGTTATAATTATGTTAGCCATCTTCCGGGTTGGAATGTACAAGGACATTTAAGTGATAGTTATCCTGATTCAGCAACAAAAATAGCAGTACCTGTAAACAATCATAATTACGAAAACGGGCCCGCTAAAATATGGGTACATGATATTAAAGGTGAAGAATACAAACAACATGCAATAGAAAAGTGGGAAGTTTCTCCACATTTATTTATGGATAAAACATACACACCAGAAGCACCATATCAGGAATTTCACGAAGGAGCTCCCGGAGTATTTCAAATGTATGGAATTCAATCCGGAAATCATAGTATAGAATCGTTGGCAAATGTAAATAATGTATCTGTCGAAGAATTAAAAAATAAAATAGCATTTGGTGCACAACAAGAAATTGGAGTAACAAATGATGCAAGATTGGCAGTTGAAATTGCAAAAAATAATATAGCTAAAGATTTACATTATTATGAAAATAGAACTAAAGTTTTAAGAAATTTAAGAGAAGAAAAAGAAGTATCGGATTTAAAAGTTAAAAATATAAATGATTTTATAAATTACGCAGTTTCAAAATTAAAATTAAAAAAACAACCAAAAATCCATTTAATAAACGATACGGATTATGCAAACAAACACGCATCATTAGGTGGCTATAATCCTGAAACAAAAGAAATCGTAGTTGTAACAAACAATAGACTTTCGGCAGATATTTTAAGAACCATTGCACACGAATTGGTACATAGAAAACAAGACGAATTAAATTTACTTACCAATCCAGCAGAAAATGGTAAAACGGGTTCTTCAATAGAAAATCAAGCAAACGCAGTTGCAGGTATCTTAATGAGAAACTATGGTAAGATAAATAAACAAATATACACAGAAGGGTTACTATTAGAAGGTGGAGCAGCAGGACACTTAGCACACCCATTTGAAGATGAAGATTTGACTTTTAACGATATGAAAGAAATGATTAACAGAGGCCTTATTGGAGGATTGGATAAAGAAGCACCTGTTAGTGAAAAATTAGATGGACAAAATATTGCATTTAGTGTGAGAGATGGTAAAGTGGTATTTGGTAGAAATAAAGGACATGTTAGAGATAGTGGTAAAAATGCATTAGATACAAAAGGAATATACAATCAGTTTAAAGGTAGAGGTGGAATTGAAAAAGCATTTGTAGGAGCATCCGAAGATTTGCAAGCAGCAGTTAAAAAACTATCACCACAACAAATTAAAAAAATGTTTGGTAATGGTTCTAAATTTATGAGTTTAGAAATTATATTGCCAGAAACACAAAATGTAATACCTTACGGAAAAACTGTATTGGTAATGCATGGAACAATTACATATGATAAAAACGGAGAACAAATAGAGCGTTCAACTGAAGATGGTAAAGAATTTGCAGAAGCAGTTAAAAAAGTCGGAGCAGATAGACAAAAAACATTTGGTATTGAAGGGCCCAAGACAATAGCATTTAGTGATGCAGACGCAAAAGAGTATGCACAAAAAGCAAAAGAATTTAATTCAACACTAACTGCAACTGCTGGTAAATTTGGTTTATCTGATAAAGCTAAATTAGGAGATTATCGTAGAGCATGGTGGGAGAATGAAATAAATAACCAAGAAAATAAATTAGGTATTAAATTTTCTCCATCACAAAAAAAAGGATTGGTTAATAGATTTGCAGATGGTGATAAATCATTTGGAGTAAAAAATTTTGAAGAAGATGTACAAAGAAATTGGTTTAGAGATTTTGAAACAAACCAATTAGCAAAAGCACAAAAACAAATGATTAAACCAATTGAGCATGTATTTTTAAATGCAGGTGCTCAATCGTTAAAAAGAGTAACCAATTTCTTATCATCTAATAATCCAGGAGCAGCAAATGCTTTAACAAAAGAAACTTTACAATCTATAAAAGGAATCAAAGATAGTAAAGATGTTGATAAAATTGCAAAACTACAAGTTGAATTAGAAAGATTAGAAACTATTGGAATGGATAAAATTGTCCCATCGGAAGGTGTGGTATTTCAGTACAACGGAAAACCTTACAAATTCACAGGCCTATTTGCACCAATAAATCAAATACAGGGAACTTTTAAATTTGACAAACCTAAAAAGAAAGAAGCCGCAGCCGTAGCAGGAAACGAACAACCAAAAGAAGAAAGTAAAGGAAAAACCATTGCAATATTTAGTGGTCGTTTTCAACCATTTCATGCCGGACATTATAGTATTTACAAATCATTAGTTGAGAAGTTTGGTAAAGATAATGTTTATGTAGCATCATCAAATGTACAAGACCCAATCAAATCTCCATTCACATTTAAAGATAAGAAGGAAATTATGACTAGAATGTTTGGAATTCCTCCTAAAAATGTAGTTCAGGTAAAAGACCCATACAAACCGATAGAAATTTTATCAAAAGTTCCAGATGATACAAAATATGTAACGGCAGTATCTCAAAAAGATGCAGAAAGATTAGAAAAGGGTGGAAAATATTTTAAAAATTATAACAAAGTTCCTGATGATAAAAAGAAAGGATACAATGATGAAGGATATTTTATTGTTGCACCAGAAATGCAATTAAATGTTGATGGTAAAAATATTAGTGGAACTCAATTAAGAGCAACATTTGGTAGTAATATGTTGAGTATACCTGAAAAGAAAAAAATATTTCAACAAGTATATCCTAAATTTGATAAAGATGTTTTTGCTAAAATAGTTGCAGTAACCAAAAAAGCAGAAGTAGCTAAAAAAGCAAAAGAAACAAAAATTATACCTGTAAAACAAAAATTAACACCAAAACCAAAAGATAAAGGAGTTAAAAAATCGGATATTAAAAATAATAAAAATGTCCAAAAAGTATTACAAACAAAAATTAAAAATCCAGAAACAGGAAATTTAATTTTAGTTAAATCCGCATTAAAATATGATGATAAAACAAGAGTTAAAAAATTAGCAGTATCATTGGTAAAACAAGCTTTAAGAAAGTAATTTATTTTTAAGAGATAAATTTGATATATATTATAATAATAAACAGTTACAAAACGGAAGATTAGTATGGCAAAAAGAAAAAGTTTTGACGAAAAAAACAAAAACATTCACAAATCTCGTAAATTGATTATAGATACGGTATTTGGAAGAGAAGATAATAATCAAAAAACATTTGGTTATGAAAAAGAAGCAGAACAAAAAAGAAAAGTTGGTGAAACTTGGATAGATACGGATGGTAAAGAATGGAGACAAGAGAAGGGATTTAAGACGGTTGTTAGTGAAATGGATGATGTTAGAGATTTCTTACATAAACTAAGTCATTGTTCTTCAGAAGATTGTAAAACGGTTCCATATAGTTGGGCAGATAAAAAATTAATTAGTAAAACAGGAATGTGTACATTTTGTTTAGCTAAATTTGAAACTAAATTGAGAGCAGACGGAACATTTCCATTTTATGAAGATTATAAGATAACTAATAATAAACTTAGTTATATTAGAGACTACAAAGATAAAATGGAAGAAGCATTGAATGGTATAAAGGAACAAATGGAAATTGTCACAGAAAATGGCAAAATTGAAAAATGGACATGGGAAGTAGATATTGAAAAAGTAAAAACTGATTTAAAAAAAGATATTGATGGTGCGTATGAAGCCATTGAATTATTAGTAGAAAGAAAAAGATTATTAGAGGAAAAATTAATAGAATTTAAACATCCAGAATTAATTAAAAAATAAAATTATGAAATTTTCAACAATTAAAAACATAGTATTGGTAGTATTAATTTTAATATTAGGTTATCAATTAAAAAGTGGAAAAATCAATATAGGTAAAACTATAATGGTAGAAGGTAAAGCATATCAAGTTATCAAAGAAATACATGATACAACGGAAGTTACAAAAACAAAAATAGTTACAAAAAAAGGTGCAGATATTGTGCATGAAACAATTAAAGAAGTACAAATTCCCACAATTATAGATACTGCAGCATTATTACACGATTACTTTGCAAAGAACATATATAGAGATACATTGAGATTGCCTGATAGTTTAGGTTATGTATTTTTAACTGATACAATTACTAAAAACAAAATTGAAAGTAGAAAGTTTGTTGCAAATGTTAAACAAAGAGTAGTTACAAATACTACAATCGTAAAAGAATTACCTAAAACTAAAATATTTTATGGTTTAGAAGGTGGATTTAACAAAGCAGATGTTGTATCTCATTTAGGATTTGGTTTTTTAATAAATACAAAACAAGACAAAATATATCATTTAGGAGTTGGTGTTGCAAATAGAACAACTGATGGAACTAGTGGTAAATTGGCACCTTACATTGGTGGTGGTGTTTATTGGAAAATTAAATTAAGAAAATAATGGGAGTTCAAGGGCAACCTAAGAAAACATTAAAAGAAATAATACATGAAGAATATCGTAAATGTGCATTAGACCCCATTTACTTTATGAAAAAATATTGTGTTATTCAACACCCGGTGAGAGGTAAAATACCCTTTCACCTTTTCCCATTCCAGGAAGATTGTTTAACTGACTTTAAACAAAATAGATTAAACATTATTCTTAAATCTCGTCAATTAGGATTATCGACTTTATCTGCAGGATTTATTCTTTGGAAGATGTTATTCAACCAAGACTTCAATGCGTTAGTAATCGCAACAAAAGTAACAGTAGCAAAAAACTTAGTTGAAAAGGTTAGAGTAATGCATGACTTACTACCAATTTGGTTAAGAGATGGTGGTAATAGTTCAGTAGAAGATAACAAACTTTCACTTAAATTAAAAAATGGTTCACAAGTAAAAGCAATCGCAAGTTCTCCAGACGCAGGTCGTTCGGAAGCCCTATCTTTATTAGTTGTGGATGAAGCAGCATTTATCAGAGATATTGATGAAATTTGGTTATCAGCACAATCAACTTTATCAACAGGTGGTGCTGCAATTGTATTATCTACTCCAAATGGTGTGGGTAATTGGTTTCATAAAATGTGGGTTGATGGTGAAAGTGGTTCAAATGGATTTAATAATATAAACTTACATTGGACAAAACATCCAGAAAGAAATCAGGCATGGAGAGATGAACAAACTCGTATACTAGGAGTCAAAGGAGCATCGCAGGAATGTGATTGTGACTTTGTTGGTTCAGGTGATACGGTAATTGACCCAGCATTATTAACATGGTATAAGGACACATATGTAATGGACCCGGTTGAAAAAGGTGGATTTGATGGTAACTATTGGAAATGGGAACATCCAAATTATAATAGAGTATATATAGTGGTTGCCGATGTCGCTAGAGGTGATGGAAGTGACTTTTCAACATTCCAAGTAATTGATATTGAGGATAGTTCGCAAGTTGCAGAATATAGAGGCAAAATTGAAACAAAAGATTTTGGAAACTTTTTAGTAGCAGTTGCAACGGAATGGAATAACGCACTATTAATTATAGAAAATTCAAATGTAGGATGGGCAACTATTCAACAAGTAATTGATAGAGCATATGGTAATTTATTTTATATGAGTAATGACTTAAAATATATAGATGTTGAAAAACAAGTATCTAATAAGTTTTATAGAGACGAAAAGAAATTAGTAGCAGGATTTGGAACAACAACAAAGACAAGACCACTTATTATTTCAACATTAGACACATACATAAATAGTAAAGACATCCTCATTCGTTCTCAGAGACTTATAGATGAACTATTTACATTTATTTGGTATAATGGTAGAGCAGAAGCAATGAAGGGTTATAATGATGACCTAACAATGGCATTAGCAATTGGACTCTGGGTTCGTAATACAGCACTTCGTTTGAAACAGGAAGGAATAGATTTGACAAAGACAATGTTGAATTCAACGCAAATAAGTCAATATACTGGATTTGTATCAACCGGTCATTTAAAATCAAATCCATATGAAATGGATATGGGTAGAGGTGAAAAGGAAAATTTAACTTGGTTATTAGGATAATTATATATTTATATGTTGAAACTATTATAAAATACAAAGACTATGAAATTAATAAATTTAATACCTCTAAAAGAAAATTCACCTTGTTGGAAAGGATTTAAACAAATTGGAATGAAGAACAAAAATGGTAAACAAGTACCAAATTGTGTTCCTATAAGTGAAAGTGATACTCCTTCTACAAATGAACCTGGTGGATACTTTGGTGCGGGTGGTGTAATAGGAGAAGAAACTTGCCCAGATTGTGGTAAACCAATACAACAATGCGAATGTGGTATGTATGAGGGTAATGATGATGATTATGATGAATTGGATGTTGAACCAGAAGAAATTGATGATTTTATTGATTTTTTAAAAGCATATAAAAATACATTAGATGAAGGTGGTTGTCCATGTCTTTATGAAGCAGAATATCAAGGAAGAGAAGTAAAATTAGGACATCCAATGCAAGGTGATGTTAAAAAATTTAAAGTATTTGTAAAAAATCCTAAAACAGGAAAAATAATTAAAGTAAACTTTGGACAAAAAGGAATGAAAATTAGAAAATCAAATCCTGCCGCTAGAAAATCTTTTAGAGCAAGAATGCATTGTGATAATCCAGGACCTAGAACAAAAGCAAACTACTGGAGTTGTAGAAAATGGTAAATTTGGAAAATCCAAAAAAATTCCTTATATTTAAACATAATATAAGATAATATAAACAAAATGGCAGACAAAACAATATTTAGTAGATTACAGAAATTATTTTCAACAAATACTATTGTTCGTAGAACAGGAAAGGGAACTAAAGTCATAGATACAGATGAGTATCAAAATATGACAACAAATTTAGTTGACCGATTTATGAAATTAAAGGTTACAAATTATGCAACAGGTCAAATTGATTCATCGTTAGCATATCAACAAGTTCGTATTGATTTATTTAGAGATTACGATTCTATGGATATGGACCCGATATTATCATCAGCATTAGATATCTATGCAGATGAGACTACTGCAAGAAATGAATTTGGACAAGTATTAAAAATTCATCATCCAGACCATGAAATAAAGCAAGTATTAGAAAACTTATTTTACGATATTTTAAACTTAGAATTTAACTTATGGCCATGGACAAGAAATTTAGTTAAATATGGTGATTTTTATTTACATTTAGAAATAGCAGACCAATTAGGTATTATAAATGTTGCACCATACTCTCCTTATGAAATTAGTAGAGTGGAAAACTTTGACCCATTAAATCCTCAAAGAGTAAAGTTTATATATTCACCATACATGAATCCATTGGGTTCATATGGTCAAACTGCAAAAAAAGAATTTGAAAACTATGAGATGGCTCATTTTAGATTAAATTCAGATTCAAACTTTTTACCTTATGGAAAATCTATGGTAGAAGGTGGTAGAAGAATTTGGAAACAATTATCTTTAATGGAAGATGCAATGTTGATTCATCGTATTATGAGAGCTCCTGAAAAAAGAGTATTTAAAATTGATGTAGGTAATATTCCACCAAATGAGGTTGATAACTATATGCAAAAAATTATTAATAGTTCTAAAAAAGTTCCATTTGTTGATGAAAAAACAGGTGATTACAATTTGAAATATAATGTAATGAATTTAATTGAGGATTATTATATGCCAGTTAGAGGTAACGATAATGGAACATCTATCGATACAATTAAAGGTATGGAATATAATATGATTGATGATATCAATTATTTAAAAAATAAGTTGATGGCATCATTAAAGATTCCAAAAGCATTTTTAGGATATTCCGAAGATTTAAATGGTAAAGCAACATTAGCAGCAATGGATGTTAGATTTGCAAAAACAATTGAAAGAGTACAAAGAGTATTGATTTCAGAATTGACTAAAATTGCAATAGTACATTTATATGCACAAGGTATTACCGATGATAGATTAACAGACTTCTCATTAGAGTTAACAATTCCATCTAAAATATACGAACAAGAAAAAGTTGAATTGTATTCATCTAAAGTTACATTGATTACACAAATGCAACAAACTAAACTATTCTCTAAAGAATGGATGTATGAGGCAGTGATGGGTATGGCAAAAGATGAGCAAGATGAGTTAACATTGGGAGTATTAGAAGATACTAAGCAAAACTTTAGATTGACTTCAATTGAAACACAAGGTATTGACCCAGCAAAACCAACAGGAACCGAAGAAACAACAAATGTAGAAGAAGAAATAAATAGAATTAATACGGAATTAGAAGAAGGTGGACAAATAGGTAGACCAAAAGACCCAAGCCGATATGGTAAAGATGACCACCCTGAAGGTCGCGACCCATTGGGAATTAAAACATTAAAACAAAAAGAAGGTTCTGTAAAATATAAGCCAAGAAATAACTATGAAGAAATATTTAAAGATATGAATGGAAACAAAAAAACTATTTTAACAGAAGATTTAACAAAAAAGTAAGAAACCAATATAAAAATATATTTATATCTGACAAACTATAAGAATTGATGAAAAAAATAAAACATTCCAAGTTTAAAAATACTGGATTTATATTTGAATTATTAGTAAGACAAATTACATCAGAAATTATGTCTGCTGATAAATCGGTAGCAGAAAAAATTTTAAAAGAACATTTTAATTCAAAAAAAGAATTATCAAAAGAATTAAAATTATATCAATATTTGATTAACGAAAAGTATAATTCGGAATCAAAAGCAGAACAATTCATCAATACAATATTAGAAGCTAGAAAAAGATTAGATGAAAAGAAATTAATAAAAGAAAAGTATAATCTTATTAAACAGATTAAAGAAACTTATAATTTAGATGAATTTATTAAATCATCGATTTCAAATTACAAAACATTAGCATCTATCTATAAAATATTTGAAACAGTTATTAATGACGAACAATATGACCCAACGGATGTAGTTAGTTCTAGATTTACAATTGCAGAAAATATAATTAATACTTCTATTGAAAATAAAGATTTAAAAATCAAAGATGCAGTTTTAGAAGAATATAAAAAACAAGATGATGATTTAAGAGCGGTATCTTATAAATTATTAGTAGAATCTTTTAATTCAAAATACAATAATCTTACAAATGACCAAAAATTATTATTGAGAGAATATATTAATAATATCAATAATACCGGTAAATTAAGTGAATATGTCAATAACGAAGTAACTAAATTAGTAGCCGAATTAAAAGAAGTAGGTTGTAAAATTTCTGACAAAGTTACAAAGATTAAATTATCCGAAACAATTGTAAACATCAAAAAGGTTAAATCAATTAAAAAGATTAAAGAACAACATCTTTCAGCATTGATGATGACATATGAATTACTAAAAGAATTAAAGGAATCAATTAAAAAATAAAAAATGACAAATTATAGAATTTTTAACTCACAAGAATATACTGCAGGCCAATCTGGTTCTTTGAATAGAGCTTGGGGAGTAATGAGAGGTTCGGCAATATGTTCGGGTTCAATTACATTAGAAGGTATTGTTGATAATGATTATACTGGTACAATTGCACAGACATCAAATCATACTACTTTAAAATTAGAACACTTAGCAATAGGAGAACCAATTCCTTGCTATGTTAGAAGTATTACGGTAACTTCTGGAAACGCATATTTATTAGCATAATAAACACAAAAAAATGCCAGCAGTATCAAAAGCACAACAAAGATTTATGGGTATGGTTCATGCCGCACAAACAGGTAAAAAACCTGCATCTCCTGAAGTTGCTAAAGTAGCTAAGGATATGGGTAAAAAAGATGCTAAAGATTTTGCATCTACCAAACATAAAGATTTGCCTGACCATGTAACGGAAGAAATGGTTCAACAATTAAAAGAAAAAATTCGTAGTATTGTTAAAGAAATGACCGGTAGTGGTGCGGCGGGAGACTATAATTCTCCATTTGCATTTACTAAAAAAGGTGGTGAAAAAGCAAAAGGTAAGAAGCAAGCAAAACTAACAGGATATACAGTAGTTGAAGAAGAAAAGTATTTAGATACTGATATAATGAATCTTAAAAGAATTAAATACAAACCAGTTGCAACTAAAATGGGGCAAGATGGTAAGAAAGATAAAAAAATGGCAGATGTTTCTGATATGGAATATGTAAAAGATATACATGAAAACAGATGGATGGAATTAAAAAAAGAAGATTCATCGGCTACTTCAAAGGTTAATAGAGGTATATCTAACATTAATAAACAATTAGCAGAAGTTGAAAAGTTTCTTAATTGGTATGGTAGAATTAAAAATGAAAATGGAGTTACAAACGAACATTTCTGGAAAAGAACAAATAGTAATATTTATAAAATAAAGGAGAGACTTATTAAATTAGAACAACAAATTCGTAAAATATCAGAATAATATGAAATTAGAACAATTAAGACAATTAGTACAAGAAGTAATAGACGAACAAACCGATGATTATGAAAAGTTTTTTAAGCATATGCTTAGCAAAACAGGTCATTCATTAAAGGATATGTCTCCAAAAGCTAAAAGTAAATTCTTTATTGCATTAGATAAAGCATATAAAGCTAAAAATGAAGGCAAATTAAGAGGATATAACGAAGAATTAAAAGGTGACCAAGAAAAAATTGATGCAAATCACAATGGTAAAATAGATTCCGATGATTTTGCAAAATTAAGAAAAGAAAAATAATGAATAAAGGATTATTGATAGAAACCCATTTGTTTGAAGCAAAACTTCAACAAGAAGAAAATGGAACTTATTTAGTTAAAGGTATTTTGCAAAGAGCAGGTGCACCTAATCAAAATAATAGAAGATATCCAAAAGAAATTTTAATGAGAGAATGTAAAAAATACGAACAACTCATTAAAGAAAGAAGAGCATTGGGTGAATTAGACCATCCAGATTCTCCTGTTATCAATTTAAAAAATGTATCACACAATATTAGAGAAATCTATTGGGATGGTGATGATGTGTGTGGTGTAGTAGAAATTCTTTCAACACCATCAGGAAATATCTTAAAAGAATTATTAAAGAATAATATTCGTTTAGGTATTTCATCTAGAGGATTGGGTTCGGTAAAAGAATTATCAGATGGTACTGTAATGGTAGCAGATGATTTTGAATTAGTTGGATGGGATTTTGTTTCCAATCCTTCTACACATGGAGCATTTATGGCACCTTTACAAGAATCAAAACAATGGGCAAAAATGGCAGAGGAATGTGGTAAATGGTGTAAGTCACAAGATTTAATGAGAGAAATTATAATAGAATTAAATTAAGAATATGATAAAGTTAAAAGATTTATTGAATGAGGAAGATGTACAACAACTTCCATCGAATATAAAAAAACACTTTTTAGAAATTATATCCACATATGGTCAACATAGAGAAGGTATGAGTAGAAAGTCTGACATTCGCCAAATTGCAGAAACATTAGGAGCAATTGCAGACGCAGCACAAGAATATACTTTAAGAGAAGGTGGTGATTGGTTTGATAGAGTGACTATTAAAAGAAATATGGGTGAACTTAAAAAGTTACAAGCTGGTTTTGAAAAAGAAGCAGTAGAAGCACAGGCTCAACAACAGAGAATGGAAGCATTATATGAAGATATGGGACATGTATTAGGAAGATACTTTGAAATAGCAAATGTTTCTGAAGATGTTATGAAACAAAGATTAGGATTAAAACAAAATTAAAATAAAAAAATGGAGCAATTAGCATCATTATTTTTTCATAGTAGAACACAAGCACATGTGTTTCATTTAGGAGTTAAAGGACCTGGAGCATTCGCAGCTCATAAAGCATTAAATAAATACTATGATGAAATTATTGAATTAATAGATGGTTTGGTAGAATCTTATCAAGGAAAATATGGTTTAATTAAATTTCAACCAGTAAATGGATTGGATACAAATTGTGATATTAAAAATATTATTTCATATTTTGAAAAATTATGTATAGCATTAGAAAAAATGAGACAAGATTCAAAATTAAAAGATAGTTGGATTCAAAATGAGATAGATAATGTAGCAAAATTATTATATTCTACAAAATATAAATTAGTTAATTTACAATAAAAGGATGTTAATAGTAAGCGTCAAAGCGGGTAACATAGAGTGGGCATTAAAAGATTACAAAAAAAAAGTACAAGCCACTAAACAAATTGAAGAACTTAGAGAAAGAAAAAACTTTACAAAACCTTCGGTTAGAAAAAGATTACAAAAAGAAGAAACAATAAGAAAAAACAAATTATTTTAATATTTTCTTTAGTTTTCTAAAAATTTTACATACTTATTATCAAATATCTTATTTTTTATTATAAGATTACAAGACATAGTTGATTAATGAATACCCTTCTTTATAAGGTGTGACCGAACAATCAACATAATTACATTGGAGTTCCCTACAAGAATAACTTCACAACAAAATTTAAGGAAAAACAAATGGCAAATTCAAAATTATTGAAAGAAGCGATTGCGGATGCTAAAGCTGTTAAAGAAACTGCGTTAGCGAATGCAAAACTTGCTCTTGAAGAAGCATTTACTCCAAGACTTCAATCTATCTTAGCACAAAAAATGCAAGCAGAGGCTGAAGAAACTGAAAAAGATGATGCAGACATGAAGAACGAGGATTTAATTTCAACAGGTATCGGGTCTAAAACAGACGCAGGATATCCTAAAACTCCAGGTGCACAACCAAATTACAAAGCAGATACTGATTTATCAGTAGGTGTAAAGAAAGATGGTGGTAAACCTGAACAAGCTGGTACAGACTACAAAAAAGTAGCTGATATCAACGAAGAAGAAGGTATGGAAGACCAATTCGGAATGGGTGATGAAAAAGACCATAAGATTGCGGAATTGACTGCAAAATTAGCGGAATTTGGATACCATCCTGAAGAAGAGGAAGAAGAGGAAGAAGAAGGAAGCATGCAACCATCAAAAGATGAATTTGGTGCTGAAACTCCAACCGAACCAAATTATGACCACCACGATGAACCAGATGAACACAATGAAGATGATATGGACTTAGAAGCTATCATCAGAGAATTAGAAGCTCAATTAAATGAGCCAGGTTCTGAAGAAAAGGAAGAAGAGGAAGAAGGTACAATGTACGAATCAGAAGAAGAGGAAGAAGAAGAGTCTAAAAACGAATCTTATTCTGATGGTTCTGATGCAGGTACTGACAAATCCGAAGACCCTAAAGTTGTAATGAACAAAGAAGGTCAAGATGTAACAAAAGCATCTGGTAAAGCACCAAGAGGTTCTTTTGACAAAGACAGCATGGATGAAGTAATTGACTTAGAAGAAATTTTAAGAGAAATGGAAGCAGACATGACTGACGACAAAGAAGACAAAAAAGAAGATGAAAAAGAAGCAGAGTTAAACGAAGCTTACAAAGTAATCAAATCTTTACAAACAACAATTAACGAAGTAAACTTGTTAAACGCAAAATTATTATTCGCTAATAAATTATTTAGAGCTCACAACATGACTAACGAACAAAAAGTGAAAGTGATTGAAACTTTAGATAGAACAAACTCAGTAAGAGAAGTTAAATTGGTATACTCTACATTAGCAGAGAATTTCAAATACACTTCAATTACTAAAACGGCTAAAAAATCAATGACAGAAGGAATCGCAAGTAAAGTGACTAAGTCTACTAAACCTGCACAAGCTAAGCAAGTAATTGCTGAGAATACAGATTTTTCTGACAGATTTAAAAAATTAGCAGGTATTTTAAAATAAAAACAAAAAAATAAACTAACAATGGACATTAAAAAATTAATGACAGGCGCTAACCCACAGAGCGTTATGCTAGAGCAAACAAGAGGTTTGAAAGGCAAATGGGAAAAAACAGGATTACTTGAAGGAGTAGGTTCTGAAACAACTAAGCACGGTATGGCAGTAATGTTAGAAAACCAAGCTAAACAATTATTAGATGAGGCAACTCGTACAGGTGTATCTGCAGGTTCTGAAGAATGGGCAGGTGTAGCGTTACCTTTAGTAAGAAGAATCTTCGGTTCTATCGCAGCTAAAGAATTCGTTTCAGTTCAACCAATGAACTTACCTTCAGGTCTTATTTTCTATATGGACTTCAAATATGGTTCTAACCCAGCAGGTAACCCAGATTTTACAGGTTCATCTTTATTCGGTAATGGTGGTACTTTTGGTAAAGATTCTTTATCTCCAGCAGGTAACAAATTAGGTTCAACTCAAGTAACTGAAGGTGGTTTGTATGGTGCAGGTAGATTTGGATACACAATCAATAACGCTACAGCTGTATCAACTGCAACAGTTTCTTCAGCATCTATTGCTGATTTTGATTATGATTTAACAAACGCTACTTTATCGGCATCTTATGCAGCTAATACTTTGAAAAAAGTTGTAGTAGCATTACCAGCTGACGCTGATTTTAATGGTATAAGAGCTTTTGAAGCATCTTTATTATCTGGTTCTTATACAATGTTCCCTCAGTACACTACTAAAAATGGTAACAACATTGAATATGTTTCAACTGTAACTGGTACTGGTTCTGCAGGTGCAAACGGAGTATCTTTAGCATACCACGTACAACCTACATCTACTTCAAGAGGTGATTTTGAAGATAGAGGTAACAACTTAGCAATTCCTGAAATCGAATTAGAATTGAAATCAGAACCAATTGTTGCTAAAACTCGTAAGTTAAAAGCAATTTGGACACCGGAATTAGCACAAGATTTGAACGCTTACCATAGCATTGATGCTGAGGCTGAGTTAACTCAAATGTTGTCTGAGTACATCTCTTTAGAAATCGACTTAGAAATCTTAGAAATGTTACAACAAAACGCATTCACACAAGAATACTGGTCTGCAAAGGTTGGATATGAGTGGAATGGTGGTGGATTCTCAATTGATTCTAATGCAGCAGCTGCATCAGCATATCAAAAGAACACTTGGTTTCAAACTTTAGGTATCAAATTACAAAAGGTATCTAACAAAATCCATCAGTTAACAATGAGAGGTGGTGCTAACTTCGTAGTAGTATCTCCAAATGTTGCAACTATTTTGGAATCAATGAATGGTTTCTCTGCTAACCCAGGTAAAGATTCTTTAACTTTCGCAGCAGGTGTAACTAACATTGGTCAAATCTCTAACAGATATGATGTTTACAAAAACCCATATATGACAGAGAATGTAATCTTATTAGGTTTCAAAGGTTCTAACTTCTTCGAAACAGGAGCAGTTTACGCACCATATGTACCATTGATTATGACTCCATTAGTTTATGACCCATCTAACTTCACTCCAAGAAGAGGTGTTATGACTAGATACGCTAAGAAAATCGTAAGACCAGAATTTTACGGTAAGATTGTCGTTGATGGTATGGAAACACTTTAATCTTTGAGTAGATTAGATAAGTAATAAACTTATAATAAAAGAAAAAGGGAGAGTAGAAATACTTTCCCTTTTTTTATTTATATAATTCATATTTATAGTAGTAAAACTATAACTTTTTATATATGTCTTTAAATTTAAAATGGCCAGGTTCAGCTAGTTTCTATTCAGGTTCATCAACTCCATTTGGAACTTATGATGCAGATTCTAATTTTATATCTGATGCACCCAAAACTGCAGTGTGGTGTGCGAAACGATTGGGTTATCCAATTATTGATATTGAAATGATTGACGAACAATTTTTTGCATGTTTTGAAGAGGCAACTTCCGAATATGGTGCACAGGTAAACCAATTTAATATTAGAAATAATTTAGATATTGTAAGAGGAGCAGCATCAGGAACAAATTATACACAAAAATTAATAGACGGAACAAACTTACCAACTGTATTTAGAATGTCGGAAGCATATGGTACATTAGCAGGAGTAGGTGGCCCGACTGATATTAAAAAAGCATATTTTAATGTAGAAGTTGGAGAAGATACAAGTAGACAAACATACGATTTGACAACAGAAGCTTATGATGCTAAAACCGGTCAATTATTAGATTCAAGTAGTGTTAGAGATATTATGAGAATTTATTATGAAGCAGTTCCTGCAATTACAAGATTTTTTGACCCGTATTCAGTGGGTGCACAGGGCACATTGAATTTAATTTCAGAATTGGGTTTTGGAAATTACTCTCCGGCAGCACAATTTTTAATGATGCCAATTTATGAAGATTTATTGAGAATGCAACATATTGAATTTAATGATATGATTCGTAAGTCTGCATTTACATTCAATATTGTAAATAATAAACTTACAATATTCCCTGTACCATCATCAGGTTCACCAAGTAAAATATATTTTGATTATTTTGAAAGATACGATTTTGATAATAATTCTGCAATTATAAAAGATAATGTAGTTTCGGATTATTCGAATATAAAATATGATTTTATACAATATGGTGATATCAATGAGGTTGGTAAACAATGGATTAGAAAATACACACTTGCTCTTGCTAAAGAATTATTAGGAGCAATTAGAGAAAAATATAATGAAATTCCTATTCCAGACGGTACGGTATCTTTAGATGGTGCAGCATTAAGAGCAGAAGCACAATTAGAAAAAGATACATTAATAGAACAATTAAGAGCAAACTTAGAAGAATTGACTAGAAAACATCAATTTGAAAACAGAAAAAACGAAGCAGACTATCATCAAGATATGTTGAGAAAAGTTCCATTAAAATTATATGTAGGATAATATGCCAAAATTTATATCAACAAGAGATGTAACATTCTTTAAAGGGATAGCTAGAGAATTGGTAGATGAGGTTATACAAAATTTAGTAATATTGTATAAAGTAAATCTAGCAGAAACTAGAATAAATCTATATGGTGAAGCTATGGATAAAACTTGGCATACCGGAGTGGAGATGTATTCTTTAATAAATAAAGATACAGTTTCTTCTGCATATGAGGGATTTGGTTCAGACGCAAATCAAAATATAGAATTTCGTTTTGATAAATTTGCTTGTGAGGAAAAGAATGCATACCCTGAAATTGGTGATGTTATTTATTTTGACTCATCTTATTATGAAATCAGTAATACAAGTGAAGTACAATTTGTTGGTGGTTTAGCAGAAAATAATTTTAGTATTGTATGTTCTACTGTAATGGTAAGAAAATCACAATTAAACATAGAAGAAAGAATAAAATAATATGTCAACAAATCCACTAAGAAATACAGCAAGAATTGCACAATCTAAATCCGAAAAAGGAGATTTAAAAGGTAGTGTAACTTTATTTGATATTGATTACGCAATTATGTCATATTTGGAAGATACAGTTTTGCCTACTTTGGATGATAATGGTAAAGCATTAAAAATTCCAGTAGTATATGGTAATTCTGAAAGATGGAATGGTGCAAGAAGGGATGGTATTTTTAGAGACAATAAAGGTAGAATACAATTACCTTTAATGATGATAAGAAGAACATCAATTGCAAAAGATGAATCAATACCTACACTAAAAAATCACTCATCATATACAACACTATCTAGATATTCAAAAGAAAATCGTTATGATAGATTTAGTTTATTATCAAATACAAAACCAAAAAAAGAATTATATAATATATCAATTCCACAATATGTAGAAGTAAATTATGAATGTATGGGTTGGACTACATACATAGAACAACTAAATAGTATTATAGAACAACTTAGTTATTCAGCAACTTTTTGGGGAGACAAAGAAAGTTTTAAATTTAGAACAATTGTTTCCGATTATAATATTGTTAATGAAATCGGTGACGGAACGGAAAGAGTTAATAGAGTTGAATTTAATTTAAATGTTAGAGCATATTTACTTCCTGAACAAGTCGATAATCAATCTACTATTAAAAAGACTTATAGTATGAATAAAGTTGTAATGTCAACGGAAGTCGATATGACAAGTGGTACAGGTAGATTGGAAGGGTTATTAACAACACCATCACCATATTATGATAATAAAGATTTAATTGATTTTTTATCTTTAAATAACACTAAGATAGTAGATGGTGGAATTGATACTGCAACATTCTCAGGAGTAAAATTAATACAAGCACCTGCACAATTATCTGAAGTAATTACATCCGGATTATCATATGATGGAATTTCGTATGATATTAAGTTATATATAAATGGAGTTAGATATTATCAAACAACACATTTTACGGTAACATCATATACAAACAATACATTAGTATTAACATTGTCTCCTGGATTTTCAGTAAACAATACCGATGAGATTACCATTACAGGTAAATTTATTGATATTGTATAATGAAACGAAGTTTATTAGATATTACACAAAAAATCAGTAGAAATCCTGGTAAAACAAATTTAATTCCAAAAGATTTAACAAATTCTACTTATTGGATTTTTGAAGCAACAGGTTGGAAATTTGTAGATATATTAAGAGAAATTCAATATAGAACTACACAAGATAGATTAAAAATTTATATTAATACACAAAGTATAGGTGCAAAAGATTATATAGTTGAAGAAGGTGGAAATGGTTTATTGATTAAATTTATAAAAAATAATTTTGAATATCAATTAGATGCACAAGATTATATTCAAATTGAAGGAGATATAGAACAATATGCTTAATAGATTTAATTCAAATAGTAAAAAGATAAACAGAGCAGTTCCTAAAAATATAAAAGGAAACACTTTGGATAATGATGCTTATATTGCATATTTACAAAGTATAGCAGAAGCAGAATATGCAGAACATAATACCGGTATTCAAAAAACTAGTTCTAAAACCCGTTCAAATCCAAACCCAACAAAATTAGTAAATAACAAAACAAAAATATCGGATTTTTACCAAGAGATATTAGAAAATAGTGCAAGATACAACCAAAGAATAATTGATGAATTTGACAATAATACAAATACATTAACGATATATAATGTCAGTTTAGATTACGGAACCGAAGGAGCATCACCTAATAATTTTGAAGTATTAGTATTTGGTTTACATATTCCAGGAAATTACAAAATCGAAGAAGTTGGAAATAATGTAGTAATAACATTAAACGAACAATATATAGATTACGATAATGTAACTGTAAATGATATTTATGTTATGGGAAAGTTGATGGATGTCATATTAGATACCGAAGACTATTTTGATTTAAGAACTGAAAATGACGAAAATATAATATTGTAAAATGGCAAATAAAAGTAAAAGAATATCGGAACTACCTGCATTAAGTCCTGCATCATTAGATACAACATATGTACTTGGTATTTCAGGTAGTACAACATATAAAATTTCTATAAACCAATTAACATCTTCATTAGATACTACATTTGCAACCGATTTAGTAACCAACGCATTAAGTAGTTCATTAGATGGTAAATTATCTACATCATCTTTCAATTCTTATACCGCATCATTTACGGCATCGGTTGCAAGTGGAACTATAAGTGGTTCTTCACAATTAACAAGTTCATTTGACCAAAGATATGTATTAAGTGGAAGTATTACTCAAACAACTTGGGATAATATAGCATCAAAGCCAGGTGGAATTGTAAGTTCGTCAACACAAATTACATCATTAGGATTTATAAGTTCATCAACAATAATACCTGCGGGAACAATTAGTTCTTCGGCACAAATTACATCATTAGGTTTTGTTAGTGGTTCATATTTGACATCATTAAGTGGAGCAATAAGTTCTTCATCTCAATTAACATCATCATACGATACAAGATATACATTGAGTGGTAGTGTTCAACCATTGCCTTCAAATTTATTAAGTTCATCTGCACAAATAACTGCATTTGGATTTATAAGTTCGTCAGCAGCCATACCAGCAGGAACTATTAGTGGTTCTGCTCAAATTACATCTTTCGGATTTGTTAGTGGAAGTTATGAAACAACAGGTAAAGGAATTATATCTTCATCTGCAAATTTAGTAACTACATCATCATTTAATAGTTATACTGCAAGTATTTCTACTGCAAGTTTAGTTACATCTATTTCAAATTTAAACACATTTACTGCTTCGGTTTCAACTGCAAGTTTGGTAACATCTATTTCAAATTTAAACACATTTACTGCTTCGGTTTCAACTGCAAGTTTGGTAACATCTATTTCAAATTTAAACACATTTACTGCTTCGGTTTCAACTGCAAGTTTGGTTACTTCAATAACAAATTTAAATACTTTTACTGCAAGTGTAACTACGGCATCTATTGTAACATCTATTTCAAAGTTGAACACATTTACTGCAAGTGTTTCAACTGCAAGTTTGGTTACTTCAATAACAAATTTAAATACATTTACTGCAAGTGTTTCAACTGCAAGTTTGGTTACTTCAATAACAAATTTGAATACATTTACTGCTTCGGTTTCAACTGCAAGTTTAGTTACCTCAATAGCAAATTTAAACACATTTACTGCAAGTGTAACTACGGCATCAATTGTAACTTCTATTAGTAATTTAAATAGTTTTACTGCTTCGGTTTCAACTGCAAGTTTGGTTACTTCAATAACAAATTTGAATACAACAACTGCAAGTTTGAATACATCAGTAAGTTCATTAAATACATTTACTGCTTCACAATCAACTGCAAGTTTAGTAACATCTATTTCAAATTTAAATACTACAACTGCATCTTTAAATATTTCAGTAAATGCACTAAATACGGCCACATCGTCTTATGAAACAAAAGGTAGAGGTATATGGAGTGGTTCAGCACAACTACCTTCGGGGATTGTATCGGGTTCAGCACAAACCATAGCAAACTTACCAACGGGTACAGTTTCCGGTTCATCACAAGTATTGGGTGGTAGTGGAGTATGGAGTGGTTCAGCACAATTACCAACGGGAGTAGTTAGTGGTTCAGCACAAACAATACTTAATTTACCAACGGGAGTAGTTAGTGGTTCAGCACAAAC